TTTTTCCAATAAGCCACCATTTTTTAAACCGATAATGCCGCCTTCAGCATGTTTAGTTGCTTTTTTAGCTTGTTGTGTAAGTCCATATTTATCTATTAATTTTATATCTTCTTTAGTTGCTTTAATAAGATATTTAAGATCATCGGAGGTATTTACAGAATCTTGAAAATTGTAATTTTTTAACATTTCTAAATTTCTTTTATACTCTTTAATTTTATTGTTTAAAAATTCTTTTATATTTTTACTTAAATCTAATTTTCTAGTGTCTCTAAATCTTGTTATAATATCATCAACCGATTCTTTAGAAGTAATCTTACCTGCAAATTTTTTATCTAGGTTCTGAAAAAGATTTCTTACGTCTCCCATATTCACGGCCCATTCTCCAACATTATCACCAACAATATCACCTTTGCTAGTAAATTGATCTAATGCTTCCATAATACCTGTTCTTAGCAATCCACCTTTTAGATAACCTGCTCTGCCACCGTCTTTTTTTCCAATGTGCCTGTTCCAAAGTTCAACGCCAGGTCCCATTTGAAATTCTTGAAAGCTCATCCAAGTATCATAACCACCTTTACCATCGTAATAGTAATCTCTCATCCATTTTTCAGATGGCGTCATTCCACCATTTTTAAGACCTACTCTGCCACCTTTTGCATAAATGTAATCTCCTTCATAAATAACATCTGCCATAAATTCTGAAAATGTTTTACCCGTTCCGTCAAACCCGCCTGCTGCATCATACAATTCTTGAATTAATGCTTCTCTATCTTGTGCAAGACCGACTGGTTGTATTTGCGGTTGTGTTTCTCCAAGCATACCGGCTAAACCGCCTTCATTAAAATTTCTTTGTTCATAACCTTCAATAGCATCTGTCCATTTTTTACCTTTTTCACCAAAGAAAGGTTTTTGCCATTTATTAAAATAATCTTCTTCTGAAATTAAACCTGATGCAAGTGCATCTTTAACTAATTCGTCTCTTAGGTATAAATAGCTAGAAGGAGCTAATCCTTGTCTTACTTCTTTTAAAGTTTTTAATCTTCTATTGATATCTTCTGCAGAATAAACAGGTCCGCCTTCATCAAACTCACCTCTTTTTCTTTTATCATAATATTTTCCAAAATCTATTTTTTTACCTTCTTTTTTAAAGGGATTAAATTTTTTTATTTTATTTCCACCTAATTCTAGTAATTCATCAAAAGTTGTACTGCTTGGTAAATTTTCAAAAGGATCTTTTTCAACAATTTTAGGTTCAAAATTATCAAAAGGTCTATCTCTTTTTAAATCTTCTCTAATTTTATTTGCAATATTTTTTGTGTTTTCTTTACCTAGTAAAGCGTTGTATTTATCTACTAACCACTTATTAGCTTCGTTGGTATTTAAATCACCAAACTTTTTCTTTGCCAATTTCATGGCTTGCTTCCATAAAAGATTTTTTATCATTAATAATAATCCCTTTTAACCCATTCACGTTTTTCTTCGACATAATCTTCAGGGTGTGCAACAAAACCGCCTTGTCTAAAACGCATTACCGCTTGAGTCATACTGTCGACTAAATCGTCATGATCTCCGTGCGGGAATGCAGCACATTCCTCGATAACCTCTTCAGCAAATTTTTGTTCAGGTGCCCAAATCATTCCTGACTCAAATAAAGGTGCTACTGAGTTTACTCTAGCATGTTTATCATTTCCTTTGCTCGGTGTAAAGTTAACTACTGGGATATCCATCTTTCTAAGCTCATATGTGAGTGGTAGACCTGATGCCTTAGCTTCGACTAAAACTGTTTCAGGTTCCCAGTACTTATACTGCTCTAAAGCCTTTCTTCTTAGTTCTGGAAACTCATATCTGCCTTTTACAGCGTCTAAAAGCATTAATTGCGCTCCTTGGTCTTCAGATGGGTAAAATACACCCCAAGTAGTGATTGCAGAGTAGTCTGCAGTCTCAGATTTTAAAAATGCGGTGTCATATGACTGAATTACGTGTTGAAGTGGTGGAATGTACTTAGATTTCCATGGACGCCACCATTCTCGCTTAATTATTGCTCCTTCTTCCGAAGTTGGCTGTTGCATCCACTGTGCATTCCACTTTTGAACAGGTAAAGTTGCTTTTACTTTTTCTAATTCATCTTTATTCCAATATTCTGGCCAAACCGGAGTTCCGTTGTCCAAGATTGCTGGGAATTCGACCACTTCCCAATGATCACCCTTAACTTCTTTTTGATTTGCAAGTAAAATTCCAGTTAAATCCTTAGTTGACCAACGTGTCATTACTAAAACGATCTTTCCACCTGGCTGTAAACGTTGTCGAGGACCAGATGTGTACCATTCATACGCATTTTCCATAGCGTTAGGGCTTAATGCGTCTTGCTCCGAGTGTGGATCGTCAATAATTAGCAAATCCGCACCACGACCTGTTATTGCTCCACCAACACCAGCTGCAAAGTACTCTCCACCTTGGGACGTTTCCCAACGACCTGCTGCTTTACTATCTTCTTGTAGGGTTGTTTTAAAAATTTTTGCGTATTCTTCACTATCAATTAGATGTTTTGCCTTACGACCAAACCTAATGGCCAATTCTCCTGTGTGCGTTGCTTGAATGATCTTTAATTTCGGTTGACGGCCCACCATCCACGCTGGTAGCAAGAAGGATGCAAACTCAGACTTTGTATGTCTGGGTGGCATATTGACTATTAAACGGGTAATTTTACCCGAAGCAAGGTCATTGAACTTCTTTGCAATATGTCTGTGGTGTGCTCCCTCAATAAATTCGGGCCATACAGTCTTAACAAAGCTTAAAAAGTCATCATGTGCTTTGTTCTGTATCTTTTTTTCAGCATGCATAACCTGAAGTTGTTTAAACTGTTTTCTAACGTCTGAAGGGAGCTTACTAATGTCTACTTGATTCAAATTCATACAAAATTTTATAAAATTTTTCGCACTTTCTATTTAAAGTGAAAATGTTTTTAGCACGATTGACAGTCTAAATCAATGTTAAAGGAGAAAAGTAATGGGACCCCTTTTAAAAAAAAGGGGGTTGGGGTGCGATGTTTCGTCACGTTTGAGATTGGGTTTGGGTCCTACTTGGAGACCGCGCGAAGCGCGGCCCTGCGACATTTTGTCGCAGTGTCATTATGTCACATTGACAGCGCGGAGCGCGGGCCGCGACACTTTGTCACATTGACAAAGTGCTGCGACATCTTGTCACATTGACTATTATTTACTTGACATAAAATAATCAACAGCTTTTTGTGCTTGAGCCGTTGCGCCTGTCAAGAAAGTATAATCATTATTTAAACATTTAATCCATGAGTTTAAATACTTAGCATGATTGTCTCTAATTGTTTTAGTAAAATTAAATTCATGACTAAATAATATTGAACCAATTTCTGCAATCAATTCTTCATAAGCATAAGACTTTCTATTATCAAAAATAATTTCATCAGCAAATTTATCTTTACGATTTAATCTTTTTTCATGACCAGTAGCATGAGTTAGTTCATGAAATAAAGTTGAATAATAATGTACTGTTGCATCACTTTCTTTAGTGTCTTTAAAATTAGATTTTAATTCCATATTAATAAAATCTTTAGAAGGTGAATAATAACAACCTTTACCGTCAGTATGTTTAATCTCAACTTTAGTAGCCTTTACAAAATTATCAATTTCAGTAATTGAGTATTGTTTACCAGTTTTAAATATAGCTGGTGAAAATTTTGACTCAGTTAAATCAACTTGGTCAATATTAAATACTTTAGAATAATTTAAAACCATACCAGCTTGAACTAATTTTGTAGGGTCAATTTTTGATGGTTCAGTTAATGGTCTATAGAATACAATCGGTGTACCAGTTGTACCCTTCTTAACTTGAGCATTTAAACTTGCCCATTGTTTATAACTTGCAAAAATTGGGCTTGAATATTCTTTTTGTTGAGTCTCATAATTAAGCATTAAAAAATTAATGCCTTTATATCTTTTATTAGTTGACGCATTTACTGGCATTGAATTTCTTTTAAATATACAATCCCAGTTAGAACCATTTTTAATCATCGCTTGAGCCAAATTACCAGCGAAGTCCTGTAAGTATTTTTTTGTTTTTGACATTTTATTTCTCCTGTATTTGTTATGGTATAATTATACCAAAATTCAAATAAAAAGTAAATGGTCAATAATGTCGCACCTTGAGATAGCCTGCGACAATTTGTCATGTTCCAATTTTCTATCAGTATGATAATATTAGATATTATGTTAAAATATATAAATCAAATAAATAAAGCATTAAAAATAGGTGATGAGTTCACTATTTATTATGCCCCTACATTTACTAAAGATGGACAAGAACAAACATCAATCTATGATGCCCATCAGTACGAAGTAAATGTTCGTTCAGCAAAATGGGACGAAGGTTGCAAAATAAATAAAACTGGTTCATTGACCTATTTTGATGTTGATAAAAATTCTCATAGGACGGCAATCCAAACACTACAACCTATAAGAATTTATTTAAATAAACAAATGTATGTTTGGAAGGAAGTTAAATAATATGAATGATGAATTATATTTTGTAATTAGAGTGTGGAATTTTCCTCACAATGATTCAATTCAATATAATATAGTTAGTGATAAAGCATATAATCTAGATAAGGCAATGAATATTAAAATTGCTCAAGATATTATGGAAACTAATGAAAATATTAGCTTTCAAATTCAAAAAGTGAATTTGATGAATGTAGGTAAAAGTAAAATAGCGAGTTAGTCAATAAGACATAAAAACCCAGCGACAATTTGTTGCTGGGTTTTTTTATCGCTGCGACATTTTGTCGCAGCGACAGATATATTTATATTTAGCTTCAAGCCCCAAGCATCAAGCTACCTGATTACTACAAATTTTTCTGCATCATCATCTTTACCCACAGAAATACACCTTGTTTTTCTGTATCCACCATTATTATTTGCATCTTCTTCATAAGTTTCAAGTGATACTTTGTAGTCATCAGGGAATTTTTTCAATTCCCTGATTACATCTCTTACTTTCAACGACATAACTTATTTTCTCGGTAATGCTGGTAGTTTTCTTTCCCAAGCAACACCAACCATTTTAAATAAGTTATCCAATGTATCCTTCAACTCGTCAGACACACTAGCTTCTTTAACTTTATCTTTAGCACTTTCACTTAATGCTTTTAGGAACGCCAATCGTTGTCCTTGTGGCGTGGTTTCAGCAAATTGTTCAGCTTGTTTTTCTGCCCACTTTTCTAGCTGACTGATACAATCTTTAACCGAGATAGTTTCTTTGTCATCTTTATCAAATTTGTATTCTTTTGCTTTATTGTACGACACAATACTAGACGCTTTAGCATTGAAAAACATATACGCTTGTCTTGATGCTACTCGTTTTTCTTCTTCAGCTTTTCCTAGTCTTGCTATCACTTTATCTGCACCTATTGACTTACTAAACTTATCTACTCCTTTATCAAGTATTTTGTTTATAGTAGTCTTTAGTTTCAGTTCTTCTCTCTCTATTTCAGGTTCTAACAACTTATCAATTTTACTCTCAAAGTGTTCTCGCTGATGTAGTTTGAGTTCCATACCTTTACTCATATTTACCTTTTCTGTTTTTTGTTTATATGTCCTATATTATATTAGATTACGACTTAAAAGTCAAATGACAAATTGACGCATCAGCTGCGACATATTGTCGCTGCGACAGTTTAGTTCTTGACACAAGATGTAGTGGCTGTGGATAACTTAAAATAAATTTCAAATTGCCATAATATTGCCACATTTCTCCTATATAATATAGGTATGATTAAAAAATTAATCATAACCAAACTGTAGGTTAAGGTACAGATATAACGCAGGAGAATAATATGTTATCATATTATACTAAAGATGGCACACGTCACGATCAAAAGTATTTTGATAATGGTAATAATAAACCATGGTCAAATAGTGAGATCGCTAGAGAAATTATTATAAATGCTCTTTACGAAGCAGTAAAAAAAGAGCAAGGTGTTTATAATAATATTTATCTGGAGCACGTAGAGAATGACTGGGGAGAAGGTCGGGCAGTAGCTGTGAGAAAGAAAATGGTTCAGTATATCTGGAGAATTTTCGATAAGTATCACACTTCTAAATTCGATATGTCTGGTCATCCAATTGTGCATGATGTATTCCATGTTCTAGAAAGAACAGGGGATATGCCTAAAAAGTACAAATAAATTAAAAGTCGCAGGCGAGCAATCGCCTGCGACAATTTGGCAAATAGCCAAAAAAGGTAAAAAGTAATAATATAACAATTATGCAAACAAAAAATAAAAAACATACAGAAGAGTACGAAGCTAAGGTAGTAAGGAAACTTCGTGGGATAGAAGAAGCAAGAGCTGAAAGAGAGCTCAGAGAATCCCAAGATGAGAGAGCTACTAGCTTTGCAAACAGTTTTGAAAGTGGCGAGCTAGTTAGCTAGTCTCTTTTAAAAAGGGGTCAGAACCTTAACTAGGGTATCAGTGAGATGGTATGGGTAGTTTTCCACCCTCACTGCTGATCCTAAAAAATAAAAAAAACCACAAGCCCCAAGCACCAAGCCACAAGCGGCTGCGACATTTTGTCGCGCGTCAATATATTCCTTGACACAAACTGCGACACTTTGGCCATTGACTTTTGTAATGATATCTAATATAATATAGGAACCATTTACGGTAGAAAGAGAGAAACAATATGGGTGACAGAGTAAGCTTATCATTTCAGCAAGAAACTGAGTGGTATGTAAAAAGAAAAAAAGAAAAGCACATGGAGCAATCTCCAGCGCTCTTCCATCATTGGGGCGGCACAGACTTTCCGAAGTTCGCGTTCCAATGGTTTAAGAATGTTAAAGCTAAGTACGCGAAACACGTCGGAGATCCTTTTACTAGGATGGAGCCACGTAACTTGATGGTCCAATTCATTGCACATCTGCGTAATCATGAGGATCTTCGTTACGATAGGCATTATCATGGAGAATGGTCCACGGACGATGAGCTACTAAGCTATAGTATCTATCTAGGTAAGGATAGCATGGATGGTGATAACAGTGATAATGGTCATTACACGATCGATGTAGATAACGTTAAGATGTACAACGATAAAGGCGAATCAATTGAGTAAATCCAATTTTGATCAATTGGCCGCGGTCCTACGTCTCTGGTACAGTGAAGAACAGATACTGGAGATATGGGAGCTGCTAAAAGATTACGATGATCAACTGATGAGCCAACCTAAAATAACAAATGAATAACCTACCTGTAACCAGGGCCGGCGCAGCCGGCCCTGCGACAAATCGTCGCGCGTCAATTTATTCTATTGACTGCGACAAAAAGCCACAAGCTACAAGCACCAAGCTACAAGCACCAAGCTGCGACAAAACGCGTTTATAAGAATTTAAAGATCTATGATACAATATCATTTTAAAAATAAAAAAGGAGAAATATATGAAAGCAACTATAGAGTTGATACAAAAACAACATGCTGCGCTAGTAGAAGTCATCCAATTTCTAGACAGCAACAAACACAGCAACACACCGGTCCGGGAAACAGTAGACAAACTGTTGAACCACAGCGAAGACCTGCACAAAGACTCAGAGTTAGAGTTAACAAAAATCACATTAGTATAGATCCTACCTGTTACCCAGGGCCCGCGCAGCGGGCTCCGGGGAAAAAGAAAAATATGAAAGCCCCAAGCTCCAAGCTCCAAGCTGCGACATTTTGTCGCGCGTTATTATGTCACATTGACAGAAGCAGCAAGCACCAAGCACCTGCGACAATTTGTCATATTGACAAGAGATAGCGGATAGAATCCTCAAGCCCCAAGCCACAAGCATCAAGCTCCAAGCCTCGCGAAGCGAGCTCCCTTATTTGTGAACCACGGAACATGTATATTGGTTCATCAACCCAAGGCTTTGGTATTGGAAAAGTTTTGGAAGCCCTAGGACCGAGGGCCTGGACTATGATGAAAGTGTTGTGTGAATGTTTCACATGAAACGCAATTTGATGCGGTGAAAATTTTAATTTTTTCCCCTTTGTTACTTTGAGTTCTACTGTAAAAAAGGTGCCAGAATCATTATAGCCCAATAGATCAGGAGTACCAAGAGAGCTATAGTTTTCAATTCTAATCCATGAAATTCCCTTAGAATTTTTTCTGATTTTTTGATATAATTTTGCCTCTGGGCCCATGTCTTAATCGAGGTAACTAATGCGCTCATTAATAGTCGTTCATGAGCTTATCGGGCATTAATATACTAGATTCCTTTAGTGTTTTTAGCACAAGTCTATGTGCAGTATGAACTCTATTGTGACCTATGATAGGTTCTGAATGTTCTTGAACTTCCATTCGTTTAATTTTGTGAAGCTTACCATGTACTTCAACCATAATAACAGCATTAGATATTGCATTACCTTGCTTACCTACAGCATTAGACTCTGTGAATTTAGATAAGAACTCTTGTAAATCCATTACTCGCATTTACAAAGTCTTTCTTTTAAATCGTCAATTTCTAGAATAAGTCTTTTATTATCTACTTCTAGTGCAGTAACTCTTTTTTGAAGTGTTCCATTTAATTTTTGATGAACAGTATCTATAATTTTAGCATCATTTAATTGTTTTTTTAAATTATCTATTTGTTTTGTAAGATCTAAATTTCCTCTATCTTCATTAGTAATAGAGCTTTCATTTTCATATGACATATCGTGTGTGTAATCTTTGAGATGTGTGTAAGTTTGTTTATTTTCTTTCATACTTGACTATTTTAGCATTTTAAGGTAACATTGTCAACCATGTCGCAACAGAAGAGATTAACAGAAATGCAAAAAAGGTTTGCAGAATTTATTGTATTCGGTGGACCTGATGGCCCTGTATCACAAATGGAAGCGGCTAAACTGGCAGGCTACAGTCACGCAAGAGCAAGAGTGGAAGGATCTGAATTGATGAGTCCACGACAGTCTCCGTTAGTTGTAGCCTACATTGGTCAACTTAAAGAAGAAAGATTAGCTAAACACCAGGTAACTTATGATGGACACCTAGCAGAGTTAGATAGAATTAAGCAGGCGGCTTTGAAGAAAAATAGTTTCTCTTCTGCTGTAAACGCTGAAGTATCACGTGGAAAGGCAGCAGGATTATACATAGAAAGAAAAATAATAAAAACAGGTAAGCTAGAGGATATGACAGAAGAACAACTAGAAGCAAAAATGAAACAAATTCTAGACGACTACGCTCCATTACTAAAACCTAAAGAAGCAAAAGTCATTGAATCTTCTGAATCTTCTTCACACAAGAAGTCGGAATCATCGTCCGATCCCCAAAAGTAATATTACCATCATCGTCTTTATCAAAAGATGCAAATAATTTTACTGATTTCTTATCTTTAGAATACAACCAGCCCTCGTTAACTGGATAGCTTAACTTCATCTTATCAAATTCTTTATCAGTAGCCCAGCCCGAATCGCTCAAAATGTCGATCCACTCCACTCGGACTTTAGGAAAAGGCAACTCGGGAGTTGTATGAGTCACGACTTGTTTTCTTCTTCTCTTAGGCATATCGATAGTATATAGGGATGTGAGAGCATAGACAAGTAGTTAAAATGGAAAAATAATTGCTTACCCCCCTAGAGAATGACATATTGACAGATTTTAAAAAATGAAATGTCATACAATTTGTCACTTTTTTAGTTAAATTAGTATTGATTTCTCTATCTTTCTTGTCTTTGTGACAGTATGACAGATTATTTTGACTATATATTTTTTTTTGAAAATCATTTTTATCTGTGAGATTACTATATAGTGCGGTCAGCTTTATTTTAGACATATTTCTGCCTCATTTCCGCCATAATTGGCCCCGTGGGAAAATAAAAAAACCCACGGAGCATATAGTGAATGCCAGTAAGATCGATGAAAACCGGTGTTAGACACCGAAGGGAGTAGAGAGACCTTACCAGCTTTGTTCAAGAATTCACCAATCCTTGTTAGATAACCTCTATCCCTAACTCTTAACTCTGTATTATGCTCCATTGAACGCATCCTCATCCAATTTAACATTAGCTTGTTCCTTTTCATCATGAATCAACTCATGATACATATCAAGCCTCTTTAAAAACTTATGTTTCCATTGCTTTAGTTCAACACCTTGGAATTTAAACTCTTGAAAATACAAGTCAGGGGTGCATATCATTATTATACCCTGCTGTATGTTAGATTTATAAACGTAGTCATGTGCCATGCAGTATGCTGCTATCTGCATGTAGTAATCATCTATCCACTCTTTTCTTTTTGCGCGATTGCTTTGCTTAAAGTCTATAATGGTATCCATACCATTGTGTACACATACCAGGTCAGTAGACCCAGCAAATAACCCAGGATAGTGTAGCATAACTTCCGAACCATAGTACTCTTCAACTGGTGTAAGACCCATCTCAATAACTTTTTGGGCCATGGGTTTCGCCTCCTGTCCGATCTCTGTAAGATCATCGTAGCCAACTCCCGTAACATGAGATTCGAGGAATTTGTGCATGGATGTTCCCCTCCTACTACTGTGATTTTTAATTTGCTCTGCTCGCTCTTCTCCAACTTTTGCCTTCCAGTCTTTTAAAAATTGTTGATTTTTTGTCTTGCCTAATATCGTAGTTACGCTAGGAAGTCTAGATCCATTGAAGTCGTAAACCCTGCTTCCAGATTCTTCATCTGTAATTTGTTTTCCTTCTAAATAGTTGTATTTATTAGATTTTTTTAAAGTTGAGACAAGTTTAATATTGTCTTCATATTCTTTTAAATCTTTTTCATCCATCATTTTTTTGCCTTTCTTTTTTATTACTTAAAGATTGTTTGTAAGATTCATTTAATTCTTCTTTTTCTTTTTGCCATTTGTTGTATCCCTTTATCCACTTAGAGTTGCCTGCATCTTTTTTATTAATAATACTTGAAATTTCATCTATGTTTTTCCAAGTAATTTCACTAAATCTTTTTCTATATTTATTGTTAGAAACTCTAGATTTACCATCCCATTTACGTCCTTTATCTTTACTCATAATACTACCACCAACATATATAATGACAATACTGTCATCAATCCTAAAAAACTAAATATAAAAACAAATATCTTATTCATTAACCTTCTTTATTGCGTTTAAGGATACTTTCTCAGCCACATTACCGGAAACCGAGATCCGTGTTCCATTGCTCGTGAACGGTGCGACATAATGTTTACACCAAGCA